TCGCGGCGTTTTCCCGCCGTGTCACAGTGGCCGCCGCTGCCGCCGTGGCCGCCGCTGCTGCTGCTGGCGTGGCGATGGTCCGATCCGGGCTGCAGACCGTCGACGCGCAGGCCAAACTGGCTCAGTCTCTCGGGACAACGGTCGCCTCGATCCAGACGTTGGAGCGGGCGGGTGAGTTGGCGGGCGTCTCCATCTCCGGGATTGAGCAGGCGACCAAGGATCTGACTCGACGGCTCAGCCAGGCGGCCGCCGGGACGGGACCTGCTGCCGACGCGCTGGATCGGCTCGGGCTCTCGGCCACCGAGCTGATCGCCCTGCCGCTGGATCAGCGGGTGGGGGCGATCAACGCCGCCATTGAGGAGTTCGTGCCGGTCGCCGAGCGTGCCGCTGTCGCCGGTCAGCTCTTTGGCGAGGAAGGCTCCATCGCTATGTCGCGCATCGACACCGCGACGCTGCGCCAAGCGACCGAGGACGTCCTCGCCTTCGGTGTCGTTGTCTCCGAGCAAGACGCCGACCAGATCGAACGCACCAATGATGCGATCTCCCGGCTCGGGCTGATCTGGCGTGGCCTGTCGAACCAACTGGCTGTCGCAGCAGCACCCGCGCTGGAAGCGGTCGCGAACGCGATGGCGGCCGTGGCCAGCCGCACCGGGCCACTCGGCATCGCGATCCGGGGCCTATTCGACAACATCGGCCGATTGACCACTTATGCCGCCACGTTTGTGGGTTTTCTTGCAGGGCGTTGGGTCGCTGGGATGGCCGTGGCGGCCTTGTCGGTGCGCGGTCTCGCCACTGCGCTGGTCCTGTTGCGCGGCGCGCTGATCCGCACCGGCATCGGGGCATTGATCGTCGGTGCAGGTGATCTCGTCTACCAGTTCACCCGCCTCGTGTCGGGCGCGGGTGGATTTGGCGAGGCAATGTCGCTCCTGAAGGACCTCGCCGTCGAGGTCTGGGATCGCATCAAGATGGGGGCTGCGGCGGCGGGCGCTGCGGCCACGGCGATGTTCTTCGATCTGAAGGCCGATGCCGCCTCCGGCATGCAGAGCGCTATCGAGAGCGTCGTGGCCTTTGGCAACACGGCGGCGAACACTTTTGAGGGGGCCTATGAGGCGATCAAGGCAATCTGGGGCATGCTGCCAGCCGCCATTGGCGACCTGGCGTTTCAGGCGGCCAACAGCCTGATCGATGGTGTCGAGGCAATGCTGAACGGCGTCGTCTCGCGCATCAACGGCTTCATTGGCGGTATCAACCAGGGGCTGGAAGCGCTCGGGTCGGAGCGGCGCATCTCGATCATCCCCGATCTTGAGCTGGCTCAGATCGAGAACCGATTCGAGGGTGCCGCGACGGCTGCGACCACGGCTGCGCAGACTGCTTTTGACCGGGCTTTCGAGAACAACCCGCTCACAGCCCCCGACCTCGGGCTCACCGAGGCGGCCAACACCGCACTTGCAACAGCCAACACCTATCGCGGGGCTGCACGCGACCTGGCCGAGGGCGCGCGTGCGCCGCTCGCCAGCTGGCAGGCCCTGCGTGACGCCGTGCAGGGCAGCAATGAGGTTGGCGCAGACGCGCTGACCGAGGCGACTGGCGCGGCTGAGCGTTTGGAGACAGCCCTTGGCGATGCTGGACGTGCGGCTACGGGTGCCGGTGCTGCGGCCGGGGCTGCTGCCACTGCCGCCGAACCCAATAGCGAGGCCGCCGTCACCGGCTGGCAGGCGGTCACCGCAGCGCTCAGCGACTATGCCAGCAAGGCCCGGGATATCGGCGGCGATATCGGCCAGGCGCTGGTTGGCGCGTTTCAGTCGGCAGAGAACGCGGTTGGAGACTTCGTGAAGACCGGCAAGCTGGATTTTCGCGATCTGGTCACCTCGCTGCTGGCCGACCTTGCGAAGCTGGCGGCGCGGCGGTTCATCCTGGGACCGATCGCCAATGCGCTTTCCGGCGCGCTTGGCGGCGCGGGTGGTATCTTCGCGAACATCCTGCATGCGGGCGGCATGGTCGGCGCCTCTTCGCCAGGCCGAATGGTTCCAGCCATGGCGTTCGCGGCAGCGCCCCGGATGCATTCCGGCGGCGTTGCCGGTCTGCGCCACGATGAAGTCCCAGCGATCCTGCAGCGGGGCGAACGGGTGCTGTCGCGCCGTGAAGCACAGAGCTACGGCGGCGGTGGAATCAATGTCACCATCATGGCCCGCGACGCTGAAAGCTTCCGGCAGTCGCGCACGCAGGTCGCGGCTGACATCGCCCGCGCCGTGTCGTTGGGTCGGAGGGGCATGTGATGGCGTTTCATGAAGTCCGGTTTCCCGACAATATCAGCCGGGGCGCTCGCGGCGGGCCGGAACGTCGCACACAGATCGTCGAGCTGGCCTCCGGCGATGAGGAGCGCAACGCCAGCTGGGCCAATTCCCGACGCCGTTACGACGTCGCCTACGGTATCCGCCGCGCGGACGACCTTGCGGCGGTCGTTGCCTTCTTTGAAGCACGAAACGGGCGGCTGTATGGCTTCCGTTTCAAGGACTGGGGCGACTACAAGTCCTGCCTGCCCTCGGGGACGCCATCGCCGAGCGATCAGGCGATTGGTGCCGGCGACGGCACGACGACCGCCTTCCAACTGGTGAAGCGCTACGCCTCCGGAGCGCAATCCTGGACCCGCACAATCGTCAAGCCAGTGGCGGGCACCGTGCGCATTGCGCTTAGCGGAGTCGAGCAGCCGTCAGGCTGGTCGGCCGATACCACGATGGGCCTCGTCACCTTCAATACCGCACCAGGGGTGGGCGTCTCCGTCGCCGCAGGTTTCGAGTTCGACGTACCCGTCCGCTTCGACACCGATGCGCTCGACGTGACGCTTGATCTCGAGCGGCTGGGTTCGATCACATCCATTCCACTTCTGGAACTCCGCCGATGAAAAGCATCAACCCCGATCTGCAAACGCATCTGGACGAGGGCACGACGACGCTGTCCTGGTGCTGGCGGATTGCCCGCGCGGATAGCGTGACCTTCGGCTTCACCGACCACGACCGGACGCTCAGCTTCGACGGCACCGATTTCGAGCCGGAAAGCGGGCTGACGGCCTCCGAGGTGCGATCGGGGTCTGACCTGTCGGTCGATGCGCAGGACGCGGAGGGCGTGCTGACCTCAGACCGGATCACCGAGACCGACATTCTCGATGGCCGCTGGGACAACGCGGAGGTCGAGGTCTGGCGCGTGAACTGGGCGGACACCGGCCAGCGCGTGCTGATGCGCCGGGGTGCCATCGGCCAAATCCGGCGCGGAAGGCTGGCCTTTGTTGCCGAGGTCCGCAGCCTCGCGCATGTGCTGGGCCAAACGGTCGGGCGAACTTTTCAGGCGACCTGCGACGCCGGGCTCGGGGATACGCGCTGCGGCGTCGATCTGGAGAGCCCGGCATTCAAAGGTTCGGGCACCGTGCTCGACCTTCTGCGGGATCGGGCGTTCACCGCCTCGGGCATCGGCGGCTTCTCCTCCGGCTGGTTCACCTTCGGTACCGTCGAATGGACCAGCGGGACCAATGCCGGGCGGCGCGCCGAGATCATCGCGCATGACGTGACAGACGGCATCGCGGTGCTGACACTGCTCGAAGCGTCCGTGCGGTCTATTGCCGGAGGCGACGTTTTCATTGTCCGCGCGGGCTGCGACAAGCGCATGGAGACCTGTGGGGCGAAGTTTGCCAACACCGTCAACTTTCGCGGCTTCCCGGACATCCCCGGCCAGGACGCAGTTCTCCGCTACGCCACCAAGGATGGTGGACATGAGGGGGCGGTGCTTTGAAGGCCGTAGATCCTCAATACGTCGTAACCATCGCGCGGTCCTGGCTCGGCACGCCGTATCACGACCAAGCCAGTCTCAAGGGCGTCGGATGCGATTGCCTTGGGCTCGCCCGGGGCGTCTGGCGTGAGGTCGTCGGCCCTGAACCGTTCCCGATCCCGCCCTACAGCCGCGACTGGGGCGAGACCGGCCCGCGCGAGGTTCTTGCGGATGGGGCTCGGCGCATGATGCCGGAGATCGCCACTTCTGATGTTGTTTCGGGCGCGCTGGTCCTCTTTCGCATGCAGCCCCGCGCCATCGCGAAGCATGTCGGGATCCTCACTGGACCGGACCAATTCCTCCACGCCTATGAGCGCCTCGGCGTGATCGAGGAACAGATCACCCCGCCTTGGCGGCGGCGCATCGCCTTCGCCTTCCTGTTCCCACAACGCTGAGATCCCCACATGGCCACCCTCGTTCTCGGTGCCGCAGGTGCTGCCATTGGCGGCAG